TTTATAACGACTAACTCTTTATAGATGTATCCGACAACAGAAGAGGAGCTGCAGGATTATTTCCATGTGGCTATGGCTGCCTGCGAAGGGCATCCCCATGAGCAAGAGCTTATGGAGTTACTTGTATCCCAATGTTCTGATCTTTCTGATGGTTTCGAAAAAAGTAGCCAAATGGTATCGACAAATGGAGCGCAAAGAACATGCGCAATGGAAGCTTAGTTATGTAGAGGGTGATCTCAAAGCAGCCATTGAATTAGGAGATCAAGAGAAGATTAGCTATCAACTATCACGTTATGAAATGTGGTGGAAAAAAGCTAATCCAGACCTACGTTTTGGTCTACCCAAATCATTTAGAAACGACTACAGCGGTAATGTCAACGCCCAAACAGATCGAGAGTCAGCTGAACTTAGAATGCAAGAGTATAGAGATTGGCATCGCAAAGCTACGGAAGCAAACAAAAAAGCTTGAAGAACAATCTTATGCAAGTGCTTCTATGTACGGGGTCAGTGCTATCTCTGACCTTATGCCTCATCTTGTTAGACATCTTGAGAAAACTGAGCACCGTATAAATTCCAGACGAAACGGTCCCATGTACAAAGAAATAAGCATGTTCTTGGAATACTTATCCAAGGATGAGGCTTGTCTTATTGCACTCAAGGTATTCTTTGACAAAGTTTTTAGTGGTAAAGACCAGAAAGAAAGGTGCATGGTAAATGTTTATGGGACAATTGGTGAATCAATAGAACGTGAGTGCCAGATGCGGTACTACCGTGACAAAAACCCTGAGCTATACCAATTCATAGTCAAAAAGTACTGGCATGGATCAATGGGGACTCGACAGAAGAGTGTCACCACTCAGACACTTATCAATAGAAAGGAGGATGCATTTAAATGGCAATCATGGCCAATGCAAACTAGAACAAAGATTGGTGGCTGGTATGCGGATGCAATCTGCTCAATTACGAACTGGTTTCAAGTTAAAAGATTGCACAAATCAAGCAACATATTTGAACCAACAGCTCTGTTCATCAAGTATCAAGATGAGATCATGCAGCAGGCTGAACTGTTCAGTCCTGTCAAACTCCCAATGCTTACAGAACCCAACGACTGGGGCTGTGATGGGACACGTGGTGGCTACTACACAAATGAGCTAACACGCAACTGTCCGCTGGTTCGTGGGCTTATTGGATCCAAAGGGCTGCTTTTACAGGGAAAGCAACCAATCGAGTTCATCAACAGGATTCAAAAGATTCCCTTTACACTCAACCAATTCATATGCGATGTAGCTGAGCACTGCTGGAAACACGGCATCGAAATTAAAAAGTTCCGGCCCATCAAACAGCCTGTACAAGTAACCAAGCCAATCGACATTGAGACCAATGATGAAGCACGAAAGGAGTACAGACGGAAGAGAGCAGAGGTAGAAAACAAACATAGGGTCTATCTCAAGAAAACAGTGAGAACTCGCTTCACTCTTGAAGTGATGCGTATGTTTCGCAAAGAGAAGAAGTTCTATTTCCCTTGGTCATTCGACTATCGGGGCCGTGCATATCCCATTCCCAGCTACCTCACTCCTCAAGATAGTGACTTTGGAAAGAGTCTCATTACCTTCTATGAAGCTGCATTCATTACACCAGAAGCAGAGGACTGGTTGGCATTTCAAGTTGCCACAACTTATGGACTAGACAAATCGCCCATGCATGAACGATTGCAATGGGCACGTGATAATCATTCATTGATCCATGCAATCGCTTCTGATCCAACTGGCACTATTCCTCAATGGGAAGTCGCTGATGAACCCTGGCAATTTCTTGCAGCTTGTGAGGAGTACAACGCATGCCTCATTGAATGTAGTCGTCATCACACTCGTCTGCCTATTGCCGTTGATGCGAGTTGCTCGGGGATCCAGATCCTCAGTGGTCTGGCGAGGGATAAAGCTGCAGCAGAACTCGTCAACGTCACTCCCTCCGATCATGTACAAGATGCTTATGCAGTAATTGCTGAGTTAGCTAAACCTAATGTCCCAGAATCTTTTCACCGTCTATGGGATAGAAAGATTGTAAAAAAAGTCGTTATGACTATGCCTTACAACTCGAAACCATACAGCAATAAAGATTACATCCGACAAGCAATCGAAGATAAAGATGAATCCTTTAAATTCGAGCCAGGCGACATAAATAAGGCAGCCAAAGCTGTCAGGGATGCAATGAACAAACGCATCCCAGGTCCCATGCAGGTAATGGCATGGATTGAAAAAGAGGTGGGCAAAGCTTTTAAAAGAGGCGAAAAAATCCTTACTTGGACAACCCCATCTGGTTTTCTTGTACATCAAGAAATACCTATTTATTCAAGCACAAAAGTCAAAACTATTTTATTTGGTGAGACTAAAAACGTTTACGTTGGAAAACCCACCGATGATCCCAATGTCAAGAAACACAAAAGTGCTACCGCACCTAATCTCATCCACTCTCTCGATGCGTCCCTTCTGCACTTAACAGTGCTCAGATGGGATGCGCCCATTGCATTGATTCATGACTCTGTCTTGTGTCGTGCAACGGATATGTCCAGCCTCAACACGATTATTCGTGAAACATACAAACACTTGTTCGCAGAAAACGATTTCCTTACAGATTTCGCTAAGCAAATAGGGGCTGAGACAGAACCTCCAATTATTGGAGATTTAAAGCCAGAAAACGTAATGGCTTCTACTTACTTCTTTAGCTAATCCACCAATGGCAAATACCTACGTTACATCTAATCCTGCAGTACTTGATGGATACCAGTCCATCTTTGAAGCTAACAAGTTCAATAAGCACTCAATGCAAATCGTGATTGACGATGAGCATATTGATGCACTCACTGAAGAGCGTCCAGAGCTGATCGAATGGGCCAAGTCCAAAGCCAAGACCAAGCGTGTCAACGTTCGTCTTGAGCCTTGGGAAGAGGTTGCAACTGGCAAATACAAGGTCAAGTTCAGCTGGAACCCTGAGATCAAGATCCCCATCATCGATGCACACGGCAAGCCCATCACTGATGCACTGCCTCTGTACAGCGGATCAACCGTAAAAGTTGCATTCCAACAAAAGCCTTATGCAATGCCTGACTCTGTCGGTACTGCACTGCGTCTCAAAGCAATCCAGATCGTCACCGTTGCTGGTGGTGGTATGAGCGATGCAGGTTCTCTGAATGAAGAGACTGCAGCTGCTTTGTTTGGTACCACCGAGGGCTTCAGCATTGAAGATCCCAACGTCAAGGTCCTTGCCAAAGATGTTGAGGAGGACTCTGATTTCTGATCATGGTTGACGCAAAAATCACCGTAGACGACATGTTGGGTCTTTACAGATGTGACATGACTGTCGAACTTCCACCTATTAGTGTCACCAAGTGGAAGAAATCCCGAGATGATTTCCGGTACGAAATGCAACGTGCTGTCAATGAAATCGTCGATGAACTCATTGAAAAAGCGTTGGAGGACTAAATGGGCTTCCGCTCCGGTCTTGAGGAGCAGGTAGCTGAATCACTCGACACACTCGGTGTCATCTACGAGTACGAATCCACCCGCATTCCTTACACCCTCCAGTGCAACTACAACCCCGACTTCATCCTTGCCAATGGCGTCCACCTTGAAGCCAAGGGGTATTTCACTGGAAAGGATCGCCGCAAGATCTTGGCGGTCCTGAAGGACAACCCAGACTTAGATCTGAGAATGGTCTTTCAAAAGCCGTACCAAAAGTTGTACAAGGGTGCCAAAAGTACCTATGCACAATGGTGCGACAAACACAACATCAAATGGTGTTCCTACTACGACATCCCAATTGAATGGCTGACGTAGAAAGCGAATTCGTTCGCCACCTTCCATGTACTACGTGTGGCTCTTCAGATGCAAATAGCTTGTATTCAGATGGTCACACGTTCTGCTTTTCTTGTAACACTCACAGTCACTCTGACGAGGATTTCACACCCGTGAGTACAACCCATGCAGAACTCAGAGGCTCAGCCGTCTCACTCACTGGCAGAGGTATTTCTGTCCAAACTTGTGAGAGATACAAGATCTACAAAGACGGAGAGCAACTGCGCTTCCACTACTTTGGATCTGACGGCCGTGTTATCGGAGCTAAGACCAAAACCAAGGACAAAACATTTCGTTATGACGGAATCAGCGACGGACGATTCTTCGGACAAAACCTATTCCCTAGTCACGGGAACAAACTCGTTATTTGCGAAGGCGAACTCGACGCAGCGAGTTGTGCGGAGGCGTTCCCAACCTGGCCAATGGTCAGCCTGCCTAGTGGAGCGGCAGGAGCTAAACGATCAATCCAACAAAATCTAGAGTTCATCCAAGGTTATGACCAGGTCATTCTCTTCTTCGATAGCGATGAAGCCGGACACAAAGCAACAGCAGATGCAGCCTCAGTCCTCCCTCCTGGGAAGACTTTTATTGCTCATCTACCGGATTACAAAGATGCCTCTGACGCGCTACAGGATGGGAATTATGCCGCGATCAAAGATGCAATCCTAAAAGCTAATCCCTATAAACCTGACGGCATTATCGATGCAAAAACGCTTTACGAAGAAGTTACAAGCCAAACCGACAACTGCTTACATGACTACCCCTTCCAACAGCTACAGGAAAAAACACACGGGATCAGGCTTGGAGAGCTTGTCACGGTTACTGCTGGCACTGGGATCGGAAAATCCACGTGGTGTCGTCAGCTTGCAACTCACTTACTCAATAAGGGAGAACGGCTTGGATATCTCGCTTTGGAAGAGTCAACTCGTAGAACCGCCCTCGGACTGATGTCCGTTGACCAAGGCAAGGCTTACCACATTGGAACTCATGAACGATCTGATCTCGCCGAAGCATTTAAAGCTTCTATTGATAGGTGGAATCTCTATCTTTATGACGGCTTTGGTTCTGTTGATCCGGATGTTATTTACAACCGAGTTGAGTACTTGGCAACAGGTCTTGACTGCCGGGTCATTTTTATCGATCACCTTTCAATCCTCATTAGCGGGTTGGATGGTGATGAACGCAGAACTATTGACAAGACAATGACTCGTCTTCGTTCCCTTGTGGAGCGGACTCAAGTCTCAATGTTCTTGGTGTCTCACCTACGACGTACTCAAACAGATCAAAACCATGAAGAAGGTGCACGGACCTCAATTGGACAACTACGTGGATCGGCAGCGATTGCTCAACTCTCAGATATGGTCATCGGACTTGAACGAAATCAACAGGCCGACACTGCTGGAGCTTCAACGACTGTGCGACTCCTTAAGAATCGTTATTCAGGGGAAACTGGCCCTGTTGGAACGCTCGAATACGACCTAAATACATGCAGATTTAATGAAACAACAGCCTCAACTTATTTTAAAGAAACCGAACCCGCCGACTTCTGATGCCGTTAATCGTGCAAAGTTCATCGACAAAACTTACGTGTGGAAGGGGGCGCAATCAGGACAAGAAGACCGGTCAGTTTCAAACCGGTACATTGGAGAAATGTCCTAGCTGCGGATCAGACGCAAAGCAAAGAAAGACATACGTCTCCAAAAAAACAGGATCAAGATCCAGATACTGCACATGTAAATCGTGTGGTCTGAAATTCATTGCAGTTGTGGGTGTACGTCCTAGTGATGTAAACCCCAACTATCAACACAAAGCCAGTGAACGTATGGAACGCAAGGCTACTACTTGCAAGACATGCGACCACTGGTGGGGAGGTAAATGTGAAAAGGGTCTGACCCGAGCTGGTTGTACATCTTATGAATCTGGTATTTGATTTAGAAACAGACGGACTACTCGATAAGTTCACAAAGATCCATTGCCTTTGTATCCATGATCTCGATGAAGCCCAAACGTTTACCTTTAATAACGAGGGTAATCAAGAGCCAATCGTACGCGGGGTTGAGATGTTGGCTGATGCAGATTGCATTATCGGTCACAACATCATTCATTTTGATATCCCTTGCATATCACGCGTTTACCCCTGGTTTGAGCGTCCCTATCTTGTTGATACTTTGCTTCTCAGCAGGCTTTACCACCCAAACCTGCTGGATATTGATCAGAAAAGAAAATGGCCGCAGATGCCAATAAACCTATATGGACGCCACAGCCTGGAGGCTTATGGTCACAGGCTTGGTTGTTTTAAAGGGGAATTTGGTAAGAACGCTGATTGGAAGTTCTGGTCTCCAGAGATGGAGGAATACATGGAACAAGATGTAAATGTCACTACCCACCTATGGCATCACTTCGAGAGCAAATTCCCAGGTTCTACGACTTAGAACTTGAGGCAGCTCTAATACTACAGAAACAAGAAGAACGTGGATTCTACTTTGATGAGTCTGCTGCATGGGCGCTTACATCTACTCTCGAAGAAGAACTTCGACAGATTAGTGGAGTACTTCAACAGCGGCACCCTTTCGTTGCAGGACCTAGTTTCACTCCAAGCAGACCTAATAAAACAAGAGGGTACATCGCTGGAGCACCCTTCACCCGACTAATTGAACTCAACATTTCATCTAGAGATCACATCGCATGGGTATTACAAAATCACTATGGCTGGAAGCCGGAGAAGAAGACGACGACGGGGAAGCCAGTAATCGACGAGACTGTACTTGCATCCTTGAGTTATCCGATCGCTGCTCAGTTTGCGCGGGTACTGACGATCAAGAAGATCCTTGGAATGATGTCGCAAGGCGTGAACGCTTGGCTAAAGCTGAGTACGAAATCTAGGATCCATCATCACTGTTCAACAGCAACAAATACTTTTAGGTGCGCACATCGAAAACCCAATTTGGCTCAGATACCTAGTGACCCACAATACCGAGCGTTATTTATACCGACCCCCGGCATGGATCTCGTGGGTGCTGATTTGTCTGGCATCGAGTTGCGTTGTCTTGCTCATTTTCTAGCTCGTTATGACGGTGGCAGATATGCCCAAGTTTTACTTAATGATGACATTCACCAAGTCAATGCTGACAAAATTGGTATCTCTCGGAAACAAGTCAAAACGGTTACCTATGCCATGCTATATGGCGCCTCCAACTCTAGGATTGGGAAAGCCTTCGACAGTCAGCTTTCCAAGAACAAGGCATCAGAAAAGGGTGCAGAAATTAGAGCGGCGTATGTGGAGGCTATTCCTGGCCTTGACAAGCTTCTCTCGGCGGTTGAACTGGCGAGTGAAAGAGGTTATGTCACGGCGATTGACGGTCGACGAATATTGGTTGACTCTGGGCACAAAGCGCTCAATTACTTACTGCAGGGAACGGCAGCTGTAATAGCTAAGCGTTGGATGGTTATCGCTGATCAAAATATTAAGCAACTGGGAATCGAAGCTCACCAGTTAGCTTTCGTACACGACGAGCTTCAATACGAAACTAACCCACCTAATGTTGAAACCTTATGTACATCCCTGGTATATTCTGCACGAGAATCAGGGGAATATTACAACTTCCGAGTACCAATCGACGCAGAGGCCAATCACGGCAGTTCATGGGCTGAGACGCACTGACAATCGTAGAAAAGGAGATTACTGGGAAACCTACGTACAACTAGAGGCTTGGGATAGAGGAGCTGAAGTTTTTCTAAATGCAGGTTCCTCAGGTTCTGTAGATCTAGTCCTTGTATGGGAAAACAAAACCCTTCTATGCGATGTAAAAGCCATGTGGCAAAAAAACAAAAAGAGAAGCCCTAACTACAACCATGCATCTCCTTGTCAACTTGCTGATGGAGTTCAGCTTATTTCTGTACATCCAGTGACGAAGGAAATTTCATGGGGAACAGTAACACCTAAAGGCTGGGAAGATTTTTGGTCATGAGCTTACTTATTGATGCCGATTATATTGTCTACAAGTGTACAGCTGCCGCTGAAGAGGACTATGACTTCGGTAACGACGTTATCCTTGTCACGAGCCGATTCTCAGAGGCTATGCGTTTGGTTCATCGTGACCTCAACAATATCGCATCTGATCTTGGTTGCTTTGATGACTCTATCCTTTTCTTTTCTTCTTCGAGAAACTTCAGAAAAGAGATTGCCCCAGACTACAAAGGTCACCGACAACGTAAGAAACCTTGCGGATATCGCAGGGTAATTGAAGCACTAAAGGAGGATTTTCATGTCGTTACTGAAGACGGTCTGGAAGCAGATGATCTTCTTGGAATTTATGCTACGGCTGAGCCTGGCCATGTTATTTGTAGTCCTGATAAGGATATGCGACAGATTCCTGGCGATCTTTACGACATGAAGAATGAGGTAGTAACTATTACTCCGGAGGAAGCAAAGGAGTGGTTCTACATTCAAACAATGGCAGGTGACATGACAGATGGCTACTCAGGAATCCCTGGCATCGGTGTCAAACGAGCTGCGACCATCTTGGAAAAGAACGGCTGCACTTGGACGACTGTCCTTGAAGCATTCTTGGACAAAGGAATGACAGAAGAGGACGCACTATCTAACGCCAGACTTGCTAGAATCTTGACGCACGAGCTTTATGAATCCGGACGAATTACCTACTGGAGCCCCTCCAATGCCGATCTTAGATCTAACAGTGGAGCAGGAGTTCAAGATCAGACGCTTACAGGATCTGCTGCCTGAAGCTGACAAAGACGACATCATTACTTTATTCCTAGCGTTACAAAGACAATGTTTCACATTGGGGAACAATATGACCAATCTTCTAAAGATGTGGCCAAGTCACCCTCTTATTACACCACAGGATCAATCGAAGTCTGGGACTTCATCCGAGACCAAGAACTAAATTATCATCTCGGCAATGCGATTAAGTACATCTGCCGAGCTGGTAAAAAGCCTGACAACACAGCAGCGAAAGACCTAGCAAAAGCTATCCACTACCTAGAAAATGAGCTTCAATTCCACATACAGCAAGCTAGCGAGAGAGTTCCGGACTGCCTATGGTTTGACGAACAGTATCGAGAACATTCAGATGCAAGCTAACCTCATCACTGAGGAGCATCTTGAATTCCTTCATGCTGTTGATCACGAAGACCGTGCATCGGCACTGAAAGAACTTACAGACCTCTTGTATGTGGTCTTCCAGTTTGCAGAGAATCTCGGATGGGATCTCGATGAAGCATTCAGGCGTGTACATGAATCAAACATGTCCAAGCTTGGAGAAGACGGTAAGCCGATCTACCGTGTAGATGGCAAAGTCCTTAAAGGACCAAATTATAAAGAACCACACCTTGGAGACCTAGTCTAATGCCCACCCCTATTGAACTTAAAGAAACCCTGATCAAACAATATAACGAGAGTATTGAGAACCTTCGTCGTTTGGAAGGGGCACTTGCAGCTTGTGATGAGCTTCTGAAAAAAGAGGAAGAGACTGATGACTGAATTGATTTCACGTACTGGCAGAGTCCAGTCTTGGATTGATGACCCTTCTGGTCGACTCCCCGTATCTTGCACTGTATTTGTTGTAGACAATGAACTCGAATCCGAAAACGGTATCGAAGCTTCTTGGCGATTCGCAAGCCACGCTCTCCGAAATGGAGCAGGAGTTGCGATCCATCTATCAAAACTCGATCCAAAAGGATACGAGAGGCCGTCAGGCGTTGTTGCGTCTGGGCCTGTATCATTTGGACGAATTTACTCTAGCCTTAACGAAACTCTCAGGCGAGGAGGTAAATACAAAAACGGAGCAATCGTCCTCCATCTAGATGCAGATCATCCAGACATTGATGAATTTATTACAGCCCCTCGTGAAGCTCTACCTTGGGTCAAACGCTGTGTGAACATCTCGCTGCCCATGTGGCACAAGATGGATGCAGTAACCCGTCAGAAGCTTTACAAAGGTATTGCCGCTGGTGATATCTGGCTGACCAAGATTCGTTATGACGAGCAACTGAACCGTATCTACGGGAATGTGTGTCTCGAAGTACTTCTTCCCTCCCGTGGCACCTGCCTCCTTACCCATGTCAATCTCGGAGCCTGCAAAGTCGAAACCCTGTCCGGAGCATTCGCACAAGGAATGTCCGAACTGTGCGAGCTACATGGAAAAACTGGAGTTGGCGAAACAGGAGAATACCTCTCTCCTGAAGTTGATCGACAAGTTGGACTCGGCGTTCTTGGATTGGCAAACCTCCTACGGCGGTACAAAGTAAGTTACCGAGAATTTGGTGATGCCATCTGGGACCTTCTGGGTGCCCATGAGCCTGCAGATTGGACAATTGCCCATGAGCTTGCAAAGGCTTATCAAAATGGGATCTCTGTAGCCTCAGAGATTGCCAAACAACACAATATGGTACGGGCATTTGCAATCGCCCCTACCGCAAGCTGCAGCTATCGGTCTAAAGATCTTGATGGCTTCACTTGTACCCCTGAGATTGCACCTCCCATCTCCCGCAAGGTTGATCGCGATAGTGGCACCTTTGGTGTCGAATCTTTCTATTACGGAGAGGTCGAGATCGCCAGTGAGGTTGGTTGGGATGATTACTGTCGAGTCGCCAATGGCATCGTGACCATGTACCGCAACAGCGGACTGTGGCACGCCTATAGCTTCAACACCTGGAGTGACATGGTGACCTATGACTCTGAGTTCCTTGAGGAATGGTTGGTCGGTCCACAAACATCTATGTACTATGCGCTGCAAGTTATGCCTGACACCCAGGATAAGACTGATGCTTACGCAGCATTGGATGATGTGGATGTCGATAGCTACCTATCTGAACTGCTGGATTCAAAAGAACTTCAATGTGACTGTCAAGAGTAATGGCTACTGCACTAACACGCGAACAAAAACTACTAGCTGAAATCGTTGTCCAGTTGGGTAACGTTGTAGAAGCTATCCAGTCTGCTGCTGCAGGTGAGGATAGCAGTGCTTTGAATAACAAGATTGATTCACTTCAATCACAACTGGCTTCTGTTGCTGCTGCCCGTGCAGCGCTTCAGACGCAGTTGGCTGAGGCTCAGCAAATGAATGCTCAGCTACAAACTGAACTGGCAAAAATTCACGAAGGTGATATCACGCCAGACAATATTAACGAAGTTATGTCAACACTAGGTATTGAATACGATACATGAACCCATACCAAAAACTACTCGAACGTAAAAGGAGCTGGACACCAGTTCAAACCGACGCAGGCAAGGTTGTAGAAGGCACGGAGGAGACCATCCATCGTGCTCTTGCACTTCGCCATATGGAACTACCCGTAGGAGATTTTATTACCGATGCGCTCGCTAATGAAGTTCCGGACCTTGCAAGGGAGCTACTTGTTTCCAATGTCAAGGACGAAGAGAAACACGACCTCGCTCTTGGTTACATTGCCACTGCTTACGGAGTTGATCCTAAAGCTGAAAAAGAAGCCCTTCTACTCCGCGAAGCGTGGACTTCACATCCTGATCACACGATCACCAAAGCAATGGTTGCCGAGCGTGCGATTTTCTTTGTTCTCCTCCCATTTCTACGAGCTAATGGTGACGCGGGAATGCGAACAGTCTCCGCAGATATAAGCCGAGATGAGCAGGTTCACGTTGCTTGCAACTCTCTCGTTCATCGCGAGTTGGGCTTGGATATCTCTCCTTCTCTCGATAAGCTTCGTAAGGCAACAATCAATTGGGTAATGCAACCCTTGACTGGCGAAGAAAAACTTGGCAAAAAATTTTGGCTGAAATCTAGCGATCGGCTTATGTATGAGGGCAAGGCACCTGAACTTTCCTTCACACAGAGTGCACGGATGCCAGCATTCTTTGAGCATAGCAATGTCAACCTCCCTTCATACGCTTAATTTGCTGGAGGCGAAGGGTATGGAACTGAGTTCTATGCTCTCTCAACTCGACGCAACTTTTCCACCCGTAAACCCGACACCAACAGACGACCACTCCTTAATTATGTATCGAGCTGGTCAACGTTCGGTTGTCGAATGGATTAAACAACAAACGGAAAACTAAAATGTGTTTAGGTTCTAAACCAGAAACAAAGGTGGAGATGCCAAAACCTCCACCGCTACCCCCGCCGCTACCGCCGCCGCCACCACCAGCACCTCCGAAGCCTGCTGCTAAGAACCTTGTTGAGCCAGACCGAAAGGTTGATGTGCGAATTGGTCAAGCAAAGAGGCCAACCACTGGCAATCGTAGTCGTGGTACATCTAAGCCTGGTAAGCAAAGCCTGTCTATTGGTAACAACCAGGGGATGACCCTATGAATGCTCGCAAAAGATATAACGAGCTTCAGTCTGAGCGTCAACAGTTTCTAGACGTAGCTATCCAGTGTTCAAAACTCACTCTCCCTTACCTAATGAGACAGGAGAATGATAATGACACTCACCATAACTTCAAGACACCCTGGCAATCAGTCGGTGCAAAAGCTGTAGTTACTCTTGCATCTAAGCTAGCTCTCGCTCTTCTCCCTCCCCAATCCACGTTCTTCAAGCTACAAGTCAGGGATGACAAGCTTGGTACTGAGATTGATGCAGAGATGAGGAGTGAGCTGGACCTTAGTTTCAGCAAGATGGAACGCATGATCATGGACTATGTCAATGGACAGAATGATCGTGTCGTAATTAACCAAGCGATGAAACATCTCATCGTCACTGGTAATGCTCTTATTTATATGGGCAAGGATGGTCTCAAGAACTTCCCACTCAATCGCTTTGTTCTAGAGCGTGATGGAAATGGAAACGTAGTTGAGATCGTTACCAAAGAACTTATCAATCGACGCCTCGTTGATCTCCCAGTCGCTGCTGAGCCTAAGCCTAATGAGGTAAGTGCTGGCGGTGGTTTGAATGGTAAGACAGGAGCTGGCACAATGGATGATGACGTTGAGGTCTTCACCCATGTCAAGCTTGATAAAAAGAATGGACGTTGGACTTGGTATCAGGAATGTCTAGACAAGGTACTTCCTAATAGCCGTAGCTCTGCACCTAAGAACGCAACCCCTTGGCTGCCTCTGCGCTTTGTCTCTTTTGATGGTGAAGCGTATGGTCGTGGTCGAGTAGAAGAGTTTCTCGGTGACCTGAAGTCTCTTGAGGCATTGTCCCAGGCATTGATTGAAGGCTCTGCAGCAGCTGCAAAGGTTGTGTTCCTTGTCAGCCCTTCGTCTACAACTAAACCCCAGACTCTTGCTCAAGCTGGTAACGGTGCAATCATTCAAGGTCGTCCTGATGATGTGCAGGTTGTCCAGGTTGGTAAGACAGCTGACTTCAAGACTGCCTATGAGATGGCTAACCAACTGGGTCAGCGTATCTCGGATGCTTTCATGGTGTTGAACATCCGACAGTCAGAGCGTACGACTGCTGAGGAAGTACGACTCACCCAACTCGAACTCGAACAACAGCTAGGAGGTATGTTCTCCGTGCTGACTGATGAGTTCCTCAAGCCATACCTAAACCGGATCATGATGATCCTGCAGCGGAGTGGACAACTCCCGAAGCTCCCCAAAGGTATCGTTACACCACAGATCGTGGCAGGTGTGAATGCACTTGGCCGTGGTCAAGATCGGGAATCACTGATCCAATTCATTACTACTATTGCTCAGACCATGGGTCCTGAGACCCTGGCTAAGTTCATCAACCCTGATGAGTACATCAAACGACTGGCAGCAAGCCAAGGTATTGATTACCTGAACCTTGTGAAGAGTGTTAGTGATGTACAGCAAGAGCAAGCTCAGAACCTGCAGATGCAGCAGAACATTGAGCTGACAAAACAAGCTGGTCAGTTCGCTAGTAGTCCAATGATGGATCCCACCAAAAACCCTAATGCACAGGAGATGATGAATGGAATCACAGGAGCCGACCCCGAAGCGGAGGTCCCGCCGGAAGCCTAGTCAACCGGAAGCGGAACGTACCTCTAAGGAAGTCGAACATCCACCTACTGAGAAACCAATCCTCAAAGTAGAAGAACCTGTACCTAATAAGTACGCACCCAAACCCAAGGTTGGTACACCCAAGCTTGGTCGTTCACCCAACTATGTCGAGTCCGTTGGGCTTGGCAAACTAAAAGTTATTACTGCAAATGGCAACACTGACGTATGATCCCACCCCTGCTGACGAGCCTGAATTCAACGAAGCTGAGCAAGAAGCTCTGGCCATCGGTGAACAGGCTGTCGCAGATCAGCAACAGATGCTGGCAGGTAAGTTCAAAGATGCAGAAGCTCTTGAGCAAGCCTACATTGAACTTCAAAAGAAACTAGGAACTAATGAAGCCGACACCAATGCCGAAGAAGCTGAGCCTGAAGAAACCGGCGAAGAGCTGCAAGAAGAAGAAGAAGTAAACCCTACTTATGACCTGCTGAACAAAGCCAGTGAAGAGTTCTATGCCAACGGTGGTGAGATCTCTGAGGAGGTGCTCAGCCAACTTGAAGGTCTAGATAGCTCTGAACTGATCGCTGCTTACATTGGTATGCAGGGTGAGGGTACAGAGACTGCTGACTTTAATGATCAGGAGGTAGCAGCTATCCATCAGATTGCTGGTGGTGAGGAAGCCTATAGCAACCTGACCAACTGGGCTGATCAGAACATGCCTCGTGAATATGTCGAAGCATTCAATGATCTAGTCGAGTCGGGTAATCTGCAGATGGTTCAGCTTGCTGTTGCTGGTCTTCAGTCTCAGTTCGTGGCTAACAATGGCTACGAAGGTGAGATGTTGACTGGTAAAGCAGCACAACCACAGGTAGATGCTTTCCGTAGTCAGGCAGAGGTCGTTGCGGCAATGAACGACCCGCGTTATGACAATGACCCTGCGTATCGGCAGGATGTATTCCAAAAACTAGAGAGGTCTAACATTGGCTACTAATAAATCTTGCTGGAAGGGCTACGAGAAACGTGGCACCAAACAGAAAGGCGGTAAGACCGTCAACAACTGCGTGAAGAAAGGAACCAAAAAGAAGAAGTGAATTTCTCGTCCGTTCATCCCCTTTGGGGACGCATGACGGCTACTCATGGAACGGGGGGTAGCTCACTGGAGAATTACATTGACTCAAGTTCAAGTTCGGCACGCAGTGAAGCAACAATGTCTCGCTAAGCGTGAACAGAAGCTCGTCTATCGCGGCGTCAGTTATCTGAAAAAATCAGTATGATGTGACGGTGTAAGGCGTGAGAAACCATACACACCATGTAACTTTATTTAGGAGCATGGTCCGTTACAGCTACAAGAGATAGCTACACCAGTGTCAGCGCGTGAGCGGCTGGATCTCTTTATAGATTGGGGGCACCTCGGAGTAGGACCCCCTTTCTTTTTGGCAATGGCCCGTACGCGGATACCCTTTGCCGAACCATGGTTTGGTAAGACCAATATTTTTACCACAAAATTTTTCTACATGTAGAGACAGATACATTTACTTTTAACTATTTAAAACAATGGCTTCTTGGTCTCAAGAGGGTCAGTCCTATACCGAACAAAATACTGGACAGACCCGCACCTATGGTGCAAACAACAACGACATGGGTATTACCGCTGTAGGTAATATCAACAAAACTCCTGGTCTTGGTCTGACCCAAGGCGGAGCTGATTACGATGCAAAGTATGCCACCTACCTGAAGCTCTTCAGTGGTGAAATGATTAAGGCTTACGAAAGCCAGTGCATCGCTAAAGGAACTGTGCAGACCCGTACCCTGCGTAACGGTAAGTCCCTGCAGTTCATCTACACCGGTCGTATGACTGCTGACTACCATCAGCCTGGTACCCCGATCCTCGGATCTGGTGACCCGCCGGTGGCTGAGAAGACCATCCTGATGGATGATCTCCTCGTGTCCAGCGCTTTCCTGTATGACCTCGATGAAACCCTGGCTCACTACAGCCTGCGGTCTGAAATCTCTGCCAAGATCGGTCACGCTCTGGCTGAAGCTTATGACAAGAAAATCTTCCGTGTCATTGCTAAGTCTGCTCGTACTGCTCACCCCATCACTGCATCTCCTGGCCCCGAGCCCGGTGGTTCTGTGATCAAGCTGGGTGCTGGTAATGAGTTCAACGCTCAAGCAATCGTTGATGCTTTCTTTGAAGCTGCTTCGATTCTCGATGAGAAGAACGTGCCTTCCTCTGGTCGTACCGCTGTGCTCAGCCCCCGTCAGTACTATGCACTGATCTCTCAGGTTGACACCAACATCCTCAACCGTGACTACGGTAACAGCCAGGGCAACCTGAACTCCGGCGAAGGTCTCTATGAGATCGCTGGTATCTCTATCCGTCGCTCTAACAACCTGCCTTTCATGGCTGGTGCCGTGACTCGCGTCGATGGTGAGAACAACGATTACTCCGGTGACTTCTCTGCTCACTGTGGTCTGATCTACCAGCGTGATGCTGCTGGTGTTGTCGAAGGTATTGGTCCTAGCGTCCAAACCACTGGTGGTGATGTGAAGGCTATGTACCAAGGTGACATGATCATTGGTCGCCTAGCTATGGGCGCCGATTGGCTGAACCCCGCTGCTGCAATCGAACTGCAAGCTGCTTGATAGGAGGTAAGTCATGTCTCTGAATCCTGGAACTCAACAATATGGTGAAACTACTACTGGTATTCACGTCACTATGTCTACGACTGGTGCTGTGAAAACTAACCAGCCTGTGGTTTCTATCACCCAGGATCCCATGACTCCCGTTGAATACGGTCGCGTTGCTGCTGACTCTAA